GCAGTCTTGTTACTGAAGAAAATTTCACGAAAACAAAAAGTTTAAATCACTTCATAATCGTATGTTTTTAGTTCTTAACTCTTATTCTTCACTCTCAATTTAATTGTATGTTGGACGTTTCGGCTTCTTCTTGAAGAATGCCTTGCGCATGATGTCCTCCACGTTCGTAGCCGCTCCAGCCGCATAGTCCGTCGCCGCTTGTTTGTTGGCAAGCGTGTACCATTTGGCCGTGATGTTCATCACGAAGAAGCTAAACAGGCTGCGCTCCATGCTTTCCAATAGGCTCTCGTCAAACGAGGCCGACAGGTTAAGCGTCAGTGTGTACGTGTCGTTGCTTTCTTTCTCGTTCACAAGAAATTTTTTCATGCTGTTGCAGATGGTGTTCTTGCTCTCGTCCCCAAACCGTTCCAGCATGGTCTTGTCCTCCTCGGTGGTGAAAATGCGGTCGTATGCCGCCTCGTCATCCATCTTTGCACCCGTGTATGAAGTAGTCTTGGCCACTTCGTTGTACACGTTTTCTTTGTTTACGCTCAATGTTTGTTCCATATCGTTTCCTCCTATATAAGTTTGCGGATGAACGCCATGATTGCTTTTCGGTATTTCCATGCCAAGCCGATAACAAGAAGTGCGGCCAACACGCGGAAACCGTATATCTCCGTCTGCTGCCACCAACCCAAATCTTTTTCGACTGGATACGGAACTTGAACGGTGTCACGCCTTACAATCGCCACCGTATCGTAACGCCACCTGTCCCTGTACTTGTACTTAGTCACCATCTTGTCAATAAACACCGTGTCGCCTTTCTTCCATTGGTTGACGAACACGCTGTCACGCACATACACGCTGTCTCGCTGCCACCTGTCAACGTAAACGCTGTCAACGCTCACAGACGGCACGGGAACGTACCTCGTCGTAGTGCAGCCAACAAGCAGCACAACCGACAATAACCCCAAAATCAAAATTCTCGCTCTATCCATATACCTATTTTTTAGCCAACAAAAAAGCGGCAGCCCCATGACCGTGGAACTGCCGCTTATTGTCAAAATAAAAATTGTTATACTTGTGGCTTTAATGATATTATCTTTGCCGATTTGCCGAAAATCTTTATCAAAACATCCTTTGGTAAGCCTGTGCTTTCTGAAATCATGTCGATTGAATATCCTAATGTGTCTGATACGAGTCTGTATGCCTGTTCAAAGACAGTAGGATTATCTATTGGCACTTCGTATGGTTCTTTCTTGTTCCAATGCCGTCTACTGAACTCTATCCTCATAGAAGTGTACTTTTCACTTGTAATAGCATTGATTTTTTTCGCCTTTTCCAAAAGCGAAGCCATAGAAACAAGCCAATATTTTTTCAATTCAGGAAGTTGTCCCAGTTTGACATTTGACAAGTTGCGTTTTGCCATTTGTGTAGGTATAAGGAACTCTGATGCAAACGAATTGGCTTCCTTTTCTTTATCCCTGTTGTTGAAAACCGGATAATTTGGACATTCGTGCATCAGTATATGTCCCAATTCATGGGCAAGAGTAAATCTTATTCTGTCGTTGCTCCTGTTCCTGTTCATTATCACAAGATGGTTGCCGGCATCAGTTATCAAGGAAACTCCGTCAAAGTCGTCAATAGGACTGTCCCACATGTAAATGAACACTCCGTTGCGTTCAAGAAAATTGCAAATATCGCAAATAGGTGACATCCCAAGCCTGTACTTGTTCCTTATGAACGTTGCGAGCTCCTCGCTATTTATTCCACTATCCAAATCGTAATAGCCAAATGTATAGTCGGGAAGCTCGACAAACTCGCAGAGCCAATCGAAACAATAGGCTATCAAGGATATTGTCCTGTCTATCTCGTTGCGTGTCCTTACGGTTATGGTAGCCTTTTTCCTGTAATGCTTGCTGTCAACCTTGTTCACAATGTTCATGTCAAGAAACTTCATCGGAAAATCAAGGACAGACATAATCAAACTTAGCATATTGTCTGACAGCCCGCCAAACCCTTTTTCGTACTTTGACAGGTTGGATTGCGACAGCCCTTTGACCTTTGCGGCGAGTGCCGTCTGGGTCAATCCCCTGTACTCCCTTGCGAATGTAAGCTGTTCACATTTCATAAGACATTGCTTTTATACGTTCTAAAAAGCAGACGGTGTGCCCAATTATTATTCTGCTTTCTTCTCTCCTGTCTCTTTCTTTTTCAGGCGGACAACAATCTCCTGCGTACCTGTATCGGCTTTCGGCATTTTTACGCCATCTTCCATATAGGCAGTCCATCGAACCCCATCGTCATACAGTACAATCCTCGGGTCTATAAGCTGTCCGTAATTGTCCTTTGTATAACCAAATATCAATATCGGCTCTTCCTTGCCTTCATCGTCAGGGAATAGTGGTAATTGGTATTGGTTGACAATGGAGTCTGAAAGTATTGTCGGGATGTACGATGGCTTGTCATTCTTATTCAGCTTCTTAATAAGCATGAGTACACCATTCCAGCGGAAGATTATCCGCCCGTATTTCCCCTTGCTCCAATTCTCGGGAAATGCAAGAATAAAACTCTCGGTCATCTTTGCATTCAGCAGAGGGCCAACAAGTCTTGTTCTTGCTTCTGGTATGGTCATATTAACTTCTTCGTTATAGTTGGCCAGGCCATTGTAATACGCCTTAAAGATGTCTTCATAACAATCTTTAAGCAACTCTAACGCCTCTTTTTTAGAGATACGTTTGCGTTTCTCGAATTTATTATTTAATTTTGTCATCGTATTTAAAACTTTTAGACGGGCACACCGTCTGTCGTTTTAGCCCTTATGGCAGTAAGGGCTTTTTATACGATGCAAAGATATATAATTTTTTTGGAATATTGTATATAATTTCCCGAAAATTTTGTATTTATTTTACAGCAGTCCCACGATGTCAAAGAACGCCCGACCGTTGCATTTTCTGCACCCGTCGCAGTTATTCCCATTTTGGAAGCTACTCCACCGACAGCCAAATGTCACCCTTGGCCGCCAGCAGCTTCCCCATGAGCGCGTGGAACGTCGCGGTGCTGTCGGTCACCTTGCCCACCACGGTGTTCCTGCCCACCAATATGCAGCCGCTCGTGTCCGAAGCGTCGTTGCCCACATGGATGAGCACGCCATCGAAGCCGGGCACGTTCAGCAGCCGCGGCACCTTACCGCCGTATGGCCTGGCCCAAACCCTGTCCTTGAACCTCGGGCTCACCACGCCCAACGTCACTGGGTAACGCCCCGTGGGGATGGCCGTCTGCCCGTACACCTTCAGCCGGGAAATCTTCTCAAGCGGCATGCCCGAGCCAAGCCCACGGTCGGCATCCTCGAGCGTGTCGCAGAAGTACCGCCCGTCAACGTACAGGCGGCCAATCGTATAGCCCTGCCTCTTAGCTATTCTTCTCACTTTTATTTCCATTGTCACCTCCTTTGTCTGTCATTTCCAAGGCGTCCTCAAGGGCCTCGCCGATACCGGCGTCCTTTTTCTTTGCGATGGCAACGGCAAAGGCCTTGAAGAACCCTTTCACTGTCTTTTCCTCTATCTTGATTCCATGCAGGTAGATGAAGTGCCCAATGATGGATTTTGCCTCGCAACAAACAGCTATGATTGTTGCTATTATAGCCCCAAGCATGTAATCTACACCCAAAGGCTTAAGTATGGCCCAGCCTATGAGCATGCCGAGGCACACCCAAATCAAGTAATCCACCGATTTGTTCACAGTCCTGCGCACAGCCCTTGATGTACGCCATTTGAAAGCGTGCATCCCCACCTTGTCTCCCTCCGAACGCGCCTGTTCATAACGCTTGTTGCTCTCGCCCCATCCATATCTGAAGTCGGCGAGGACACATGCCATTATCACAACGAGCAGCCACTTCGCGTCGCTTATCATCGCCACAAGCTCGCTGCCCATCAGTGTGAATCCCACTGCTTTCGTTCCCGTGTTCATGCTTGCGTCTATCATAGAGTGTTTGGGTTATTCAACAGAGAATAAATCATAAGCGTAGCCAAGCATGAAGTAGCCACTAATCGTATGTTTTCAAATGTGTCGCGCATAGGCTAATCAATATGTAGTTATATTCATACCCCCACAGCTTCCTTCTTCTGCCGTTATTGAGTCACCTTCTATTCTGCCCCTGTAACATCCTTTCAAATATTCAATGATAGGTAGTGACTTTGTTGTTTCGCCTGTTGTTCCAATGGGTCGGTAATTGCCACTTTCGGTTGACAATCCAATGCAGACAAGTGTGGACTTAATTATGTTATTGGCATAATCTGCTACATACTCTTGCTGCTCTTTTATTCCTTGTTTGGATAAAGTCATGAATCTATGGCACGCTTCAATGGAACAACCAATCATCACATTGGGGTGCTCAAAGTTCTTCCTTACTTTTTTGTCTCCGAATGCAAAGCCAATCATATTACCCCACGACAGACAATCCTCAAATACAAAATGTTCCCCGTTGCAGCTGAATCCAGTACTGCACTTCATAACAACACAATGTTTTAAGTAATTCATAACACCGTTATTGCTTCCTTGTCCTACACGTATTCCTATAAAGTTTTCATTTGGGGTTGTGGCAAATGCTTCTTGTTGACCGAAGTTCTTTTCAATGTTGGCGATATTGATGTTTTCAAGGCTGGCATATCCCGCTGATGTCAAGTCAATGTCTATTATTGGTTTTTCATACCCCCAATTAAAAATCGCAATGTTCTTCAATGCAATCTTTGTATAGCTCTCATTGGAATCCTGACCTATATCCTCAGTCTGCATCGGCACACCTATTATGGCGACTGTCTTAGAATCAACCGAATTGTATAAATCTTCTGATACAACAAGTTTCGCTACACTCTCCGAATTTCTGCCAGCCGAATATCCATATATTTCCACCATTCTCAGCAGGCGCTTGTACTCCATAGGGTCATCAGTAGGATATTGCGGAGGAAGTGTCATCAAGGTATGAATAGCAAAATTCTGTGTTCCATCGTCCAGTGGCAAAGTATTGAATTTCGTTACGTTATATATACCTCCGTAAAGCAATATCTTTATACTCGTCAGACAAGATACTATGGCTTGCAGGGTTTCTGTACAGTTATCTGCGTCTACAATCAGGTCTGCGCTATTCCTGTCTTTCTCGGAGGAATTGCTCGAAGCCACACAGATGTCATAACTTTCCGAATTGGTATTCACGTGAATGAATCTGATGCCTTGAATGTCCTCCTCAGACGGGAGTGTTCCATCCTTGTTAGTAAAACATAACTTATACATACCGTCTTTGACAGAAAAGCTTGTTTCTATCGTTTCATAATAGTAATCCATCCCGTTGATTCTGCTGTAGAATGTACATTTCATCGTATCTGGCATCGTGACAATCAGCAACCCGTCCTCATAGAATGGATTGGTCACGTAAGATACCGCACTACTACTATATTTACCACTCTTATTGAATGTACCTTTTACCAAATCGGGCTGTTCGTCATACCTGTTCGCCAAGGGTTCGATGCTTACGATGAGGTTGCCTTCGGCAGGCGAATCCGAATCAGAGTAGTAAATCTGTATGTTCACATATATATCGATGTCCAAATCCGTGGAATAATTGAAGGTGAACGGGGCGGCATCCTTGAACAGATAGTTGCCCAGATACAGGCTTCTTATCTTCTCATCTCTATTCTTTAAGTATATGAAGATATTGTTCGCAGCCACAATGTCCGCGTCTGATGTTATGGAAATCCTGTACTTTCCCGCAGGCAATATCACATGTCCTGAATCCACATTTATGTTGCTGTTGGCGGAAATGGCTGCATTCATCGTCCAGATTCCTGCACTTTCAAGCTCACGAAGACGCTCAGCAATGTTCTTTGTCCTGACTACTACATCTATATCATTCGTGGAAGCATCTAATACATTACGTGTAATACTTATTGTAGCTTCGCCGTCTGAACTCGCGATATAAGAATACTCGTAGTATTCATCTTCTTGTAATATTGAGTAGATGTTTCCAACTTCTATATTTTCGACACCTTTTATCCTAAGGGTTACACTGCTAACAGATGACATATCGTTCTGCCTCACCATAACGGCGTAAAGCACCCCCCTCCGCTGTGTGAACGACTTCTCTTGTGTGTGCTCGCCAGTATTTTCCTTATAGCTGTATTGGAGAATCTTGTTGTTGCCTATACTGCCGACCGTCAGTCCTATTTCCTCAATGCCTGATTCATTGCTTTCCAGCTCCTCATTGAGGGCTTCCATCCTTTCTTCAACCTTCCCGGTCGTTTTCTTCATGACCAGTACGTATATATATATCTGCCGGCGATGAAATCTTCCGCTCCGTTGGTCTGAAGGTTGAAGGTGTATATCCCTGACTTCTTGGGGGTGATTTCATACGAAACGCCAGAAGAAATATCGACCGCACCAAGTTCCTTATAAATTTCCTGTGTACGTTCCGGGTCAAGTATTCTCATAATTGTATTAGATGAATTGATATTTTCATCAGTCTTTATGAGTACGGTATAGGTTAAACCCTTTACTAAAGATAATTCTCCTATTGTGTTGTTTGTTCCTTTTATTGATACTGTCTTAAAAATTGCGTCATATTGTTCTTCGACAAGTTCTGCTATATCGTTTTTATTTTGATAAACAACATCAGATAGTACTGCTCCATCTATTATATATGCAATAAATTCAGCTCTGTCTGGAACCTCAACAGCAATATTAAGTGTTGCACTCCCACTTGATTTGCCTGTAATTATAGCAGTAAATGTGCCATCATTATTTTTATTTAAAGGTCTATTATATTCAGTTGTGTTAGTAATTATACTAAACAAAGCAGAAGTAATCTCATTTGTTACAGGCAATAATTTTATTGTATATTGTTTATCAGATGTCTGTTGAAAATTGATACTAAAGCTATGACTACCAGAGGGAGATGTAAATCTTTTTTTAATAAGTATTTGACTTTCACCATTAGACAATAATATCCTATTATTATCAACCTCATCTTTCAATTTCCAGTTTTCCACATCACTCCCAGTCCACGCCCCTGCGGCGTGGTCAGCGGTAAACTTGTAGAGCCTGCCGTTGTAGTTCACCACATCCCCTGCGCTATATGCCGTGCTCTCGCTGAACGTTGGGTAGTTGCCTACACCCGTGTTGTCCAGCGCGTCCTTCACCGTGCCATCCCCGTAGCCTACGCATTCCGCAGATGTCCTGGGGTACAGCTTCTCGTTATCTGAGTTATATAATGTCGTTTTCTTTACCATGATTTATATGTTTTAATTGTTAATCAGCCTCGCTATCGGCCTTACATACTTCATGCCCTGCGTGTAGTCAATTATCCCCCCCCGTGAGCATAAGCCCTATGTTATCGGGCCTGTGCCACACGAGCTTGCCGTTCATCCATGCCTCCTTGACAGGGCTTGAACCTACATACATGTCTGCTGCGTTAGAAAAGTCCATATCACGCCTCCTCTGCTATGACAACATACAATGTGTTGTCTTCCTGTACTTCGGGTAGCTCCGTGACAACCTTCACCGATGCCACGCCGTCACCTCTCAACGCCGCGTCAACCTTCGCCTTGTCTTCCTTGCTCATCAGGCCGTCGGCGGACGGGGTGGCGTTGCTGTATGCTATGTTGACTTCCGCCACCTTCTCAAGCACGGTAGTATAGCTACCGCCAAGTGCCGCCTTGGCCACCTTGGCATACACACCATTGGTGAACCCTACGGCAGGAGCTATCGAATTGGAAACGCAAACGAATAAATTTCCGTCCTCATACTCTAACATGTTACCGTTATACCGCTCGTTCCTCGGCCAATTGGAGTAGTAGTGCCCATCGGATGTCTTCGCGGCGAATTTCTTGTTGTGGCTTGACCAAATGATGCCCGTGAAATCTGCGGGGGTGCTGTCCAAAATGGTTATCTCACCCTCCTCAATGCCATCAAAGACAAGCACGGATGAAGACGCAGGGCCACCCGGTACATTCACCACAAGCTTGCCGTCACCATCTTTCTGCACTGGGTATGTGCGCCCTGTTTCTGATTGTGGCTCCTCTGCCGCTATGGCTTGCACGACATCGCTGCCAAGCTTCACCGTGCCATATTTGGTTGACGTTGCATTGGGCGGCAACAGGTTGGCAACGGACGGAATGAGAATGTTCTTCCATTCCGACCACGTGCCCTGCGGTATCGCTGTATTCTGTTGAATCCCATAGCTTCGGTAATATATGTAAACCTCATCGTCCTTGTGCGTCGACCATGTGCCTGGGTCGGTATAGTGTGTGATGAGCGCTTGGCTTGCTACATGCACCATGTTGTCGGAGAACATCTGTAGGATGCCAACCACAACACCATTCTCGGTAAGCGTTACCTTGTATATGCTGTCACCGCTGCCCATGACTGCCGCGGCGGTCAAGGTGTCAAGTTCTGACAACAATATGGTAGGTATTGACGCGGTGACGGTTTCCGTGTCGTCACCTCCACCGCCGCCAGGAACATCGTCTATTTCGTCCAAGTCTCCGTAAGTGACCATTGCCTTCTCCACGGTCTTGTCCTTGTATCGAATCTGTGACGAATCTGCGACCATGCGCTCCGTGGTTGCCGCGTTCAATTCTCCCGCAATATCTATTTTTGCCATGTCTCAGAAAATTTATTATGAAACGACTATTGTGAATGCTTGTGCCTGCAAGGCGTTGCTGCTTCGGTAGCACTTGTAGCCGCCTAAGCTTGTGCTGCCGCTTTGCGCTGCCTCCATCGGCACGTCAAACCCATTGAGCGTCACCTTGTTTATTGTCATCGTCGACGGCACGCACAGCCACATGTAATGGCCCTCGGTGCCGTTGGTGATGGTGTACGTTCCCGCGGGGCTCGTCTTTATTGATTGCTTGGTGAGCGACGTTATGTTGAGCGCGCTCGCCTCAGTGGCTGCGGCAAAGCCGAAATACATCGGGAGCACCGCGTTCACCGTCGCCGAGCCCGTGACGGTCATACCGTCCGCCGTCGCCGATAGGTCGTACTTTGTCGAACCCTTGGTGTTGACGCTCACCTTTTGGCTTCCGGGGTTGAGCGTGCCCGAATATACGTTGTTGCTGCCCTGCTTCACCGTCAGGCTCGTAACTATTGCGTTCGCGCCCTTGCGCTTCACAGTCCAACTGAGCGTGATTTCTTTTGCAGAGCCAGTGTATTCCACAACAGACGGAGACGCGGAGAATGAGGCCGTGAGAGGCCATACGGCCTGTTCAAGCTCGGTTATGTTTGTCAACACCTTCGCCAATGACTGTTTGTCCGCCGCGCTCATCATGCCGGCTGTCTCCGGCGTGACGATGGGCACGGTAACATTGTAAGGTGTTTCAGTACCGTCAGACTTTCGCAGCTTGTATGTTAGGGTTACCTCCGTAGCCGTAGCGTTAAACTGTACGCTGCCAGCCACTAAAAAACCGTTACCGATAAGCTCTTGGATGTCTTTAACATCATCGTCAAGATTGGCTACATCTTCCTCCAGCTGGTCAAGATACAAATTCACTTCGCCGCCTTGCTCGCCTGTCGCTACCCATTTGCCACCGTCTGAACGATAAACATTTGCCGGTAATGTATTACCGACAAGTGCATACCATCCCGGCATGGGTTTCGGGTAGGCTTCATTCAAGGTTTCTTCCGATGCATACAATCCTTTGCACGGGCTTTTGATATTCTTTGCGTCCAACCAACCTTTGATGACTACATTATGGCCGAACACGGAGTTGCCACGCACATTCAGGTGTCCGCCGGCGGTGATGTCGCGGCTTGTCGAAAGGTTGCCTTGTATGTTCTCGTTATATATACTGCTCATATTCTTTCTTTTTAGTCAAGCAAAGATTTACTTAGTTCTATCATCGTCGTTGACAGTTGGTCGCCTATGCTGGCAAGGGCAAGACCGGCAGCACGGTAAACGGCAGCACGGTAACATTTTTCGCTCACGTCGATACCTCCGTCGGCGTCTATTTTGGGAAGCGGAATATAAACGGCTTGGTCTACGGTAGCCGTATTGTCTTTGCAGGAGAAAAATTCCAGCACCTGCCCCTCGGCTCTGTTTACAATGGCAACTACCGGCCTTTCGGGATTTCCGCAGATGCCTTTCCACTTCGAGAACTGACGGGTATATATGGGGTCATCCTGCGTGATAGCTTCTGATATGGCATAACGCCAGTCGCTCATCTTGAATACGACAAGGCGCATGAAGTCATTGGGCAGCAATATCCAGCCTTTGCCGTCCTCTCCCCACGTCACGGCTTCCCCGAACTGGTGGCCTTGCTCCAACAGGTTAAGCGGAGCTTCCATTTCCACCATGCGCACCGCGTCGCACAGCTTGGCATAGATGATTTCATCGAAAGTCTCCGTGTCCAAATCCTCATCCGCCAGCAACGGGGTGCTGTTGTGGTTCATGTCTATCGCCACGCGCACGGCTTTTGCCATATCTTCTGCCTGTACTATCATTTAATCCAATCCCTCAAATTCGATGTTGTTCGCCTTGGCGGCTTCCATGATGGCTTTCTCCGAACGTAATGACGTGCGGCTGATACCGAAAGTGTCTGCAAGAAAATCTTTGGCCGCGGCGAGGTCGCTCACGCTTACCTTTCGTATCTCGTCTTTCTTTTCATTGGCGGCAGCTTCCTCGGCTTCCTTCTTGGCTTTGATGTCGGCCTCGCTCTCGGTACTTACCAACTTGAACAGCTTGCCGTACTTGTAATGGTGTTCAAGTGCGTACTGTACATCCGGGTTGTCGGTCGTATATACGCTGCTCCCGTCCGACTGGGCGGTGAACGCAATGTGCATACTTTTCTTGCTCTTCAGCACCACGTTGATGCTTATCGCGGTCTTTGATTTATAATGCTTTTTCATATTCACGTTTTGAATAATTTGTTCAGGGAGGATTTTTGTGTCCTCCCTGAGCGGTGATGTCATAAGTTGTTTTTATGCGCCTACTCCTTTGGGGGCTTGGGCGAGTTTCATGCGTGCGTGTGCCTTTGCATAGCGCAGGTACAGGCAGCTTACCTCCTGAATGACTACGGCGTCCGTGCGGCGGATACCGGCCTTTTGCAGGTCAAGCACGTTGCGTGCCCAGCTTACATGGGTTTTCTTCGACAGATATTCCGGGTCCATTGCAAAGCCGCAGTCGCTCATGCCGTTCATGTCGAACAGCTCGTGATGGATGGTCAGCACCTCGCCGAAGTCGGTGTCCCAGCTCTTGAATTTCAGGTTCCATACTTCAACAGTGTCTTTCAGGCGGAATTTCTCACTCTTGATTTTAGAGAAAGCGGCAAGCATATCCGAACCACAGAACAGGATTTTGCGTTTATTTCCGATACCAGTGCCTACGAACAGGTCTTTGGTGATGTCCACAAGGTTCTCGTCAGTAATCTCGGCACATTGTTTCTCCTCGTTCCATACACCTACTTCGATGTCCTTTCCGGCCATGTACCACAAGCCGCCGGTGAACCATGTCAGCATACCGTCCTTACTTACGTGCTTGATTTTATTCTTCACGCCGAACAGATAGCTGTTTTCCATAGCAAGACGCATATCATAAATGCCGTCCTCCTCGATGTCGGAGAAGCCCCAGTTTACTTCTTTCTTGGCAATCTTGTCAAATGTTGACTGCTCAATCTGTATCATGAAGTTCTGACAGTACTGTGTTTCGGGCATAGGAATGTTGTTGAAGCGGCCCGTCTGCACATCAAGCTCGCCGCACGCTTTTCCCATGCGTACCAACACTGTGTCTTTCGGAATGGCCGGCACCCATATCGGCTGTTTGCTTGACGAGTCCATCGCTCCGTTCACTGCATATACGGTAGGCTTGTTGGTCGACGGGTCTTTTCCGCATACGCACAGCACGAGGTCGGGTACGTTGTCGCCTTCTTCGTATGGCTGTCCAGTATCGGGGTTGGTAACTCCTTTAACACCTACCACGCGGATAGTGTCGTCCAATGTGAACATATTGGTGTCGCTCACGGGCAATGTGGTGCTTGCACCGCTCGCCATGGCCGTTACGGCTTCTGTAGTCGTACACTTGATTTCTCGCGTGCCTACGCTGTAATATTTCACCTCGAAGCTGTCGCAGCTGCTTGATTTCGCATATCGGCTGATTTGGTCGATAGGCGTTGCCATAGGGCGGATTTTGACAATGCGTTTGTCCACGTCCGCCATGTAGAAATTCGGGTCGCCGTCCGCACGTCCTTGCGTTTCGGTGGCGATACCCGCCGTAGGGTCTTTCCCACCGTCACCGTCGGCTCCTGCGTTTGTCTTACCTGCATCGGGCAATGATGAGGCATCAGCCATCATCACACCGCTCGATGCGCCAATCACAACAGCCAACAGCGTCAGCATGATGTGATACAGAAAACTTGTACTTTTCTTTAACGTCTTCATCTTTCTGTGTTTTTAATTGTGAATTATGAATTGTGAATAATGAATTATCTTGCAGGTCTGCGTTTCTCGCCGCCGCGTTCCCAAATGGTCTGACCTCCGTCATCGTATCGGTTCAGTGCGCCTAAATCGGGCATCTGCCTTGCTCCTCCTTGTCCGCCGTTTTTGCCGTCGAGATTGGCTGTACCGTCACCGCGCTGGCCACGACGCAGCTTTTCCTCAATACGTGTGTTGCGTCCTCTCACTTCTCCCTCACGCGCTGCCGTGGCCACATCGTCGTCATGGTTGATGGCACGCAAGGCCATTTCTATGCTTTCGGGGGTGAACTTGCCTACAATGCCGTCTTTCATGATGCCGACAAGAAAACCCATTGCCTTGTCTATGTCGTCATCGCTGTAGCCGTCTTTCTGTTGCATCTGTTCGAGCGTCTCAAGGGTTTTGGTGATGTTCTTCTGATACTGCTCGTCAAACTCCTTCTCCTTGGCCAGTCGGTCGGCATATTCCTTGCTGGCTGCGGCAAGCTCTTCCTGCTTGGCCGGGTCTTTCAATTCCTCCACGAAGTCATCTCCGAACATTTTCACCAACGCCACGGCAGGGTTCTTGCCTTTCCGCCATTGGGTAAGGAATGCGGCACTACGCGGGTCGCTGGTAAACAGGTCGGAAAACGCTTTCTCGCGTTCCTTGTAACCGGCTATCTCCTTGTCGTAACCGTCGTAATCTTCATTGACTTGCCCCCATAACGCTTCATCGTCGGCAAATTCGCGGTCGGGATATTTGGACTTCATACGCTCGGCGTATCGTTCCCGGTTGCTCTTAACTGTTGATTTATCAGGCATATTCTTGATTTTTAATTGTTTTGCTCTTTGTCGCATTGCAAATTTAACGGAACAAACAAATCCAAACGGTATAACTTTTTACGCACCAATGGTTAACTTTGAAACATAGAATAAACTTTTTATGAAGCACCACGGAGCGGTTATGGAGTACGCGGAGGAACGGATGCAAGACCTCATGCGTGCGTATGATGAATACATATCATCATGCGACTACATCCGTATGCCCGATGTCTATTCCGCTATCGTGAACATGGAGGCACGCCGCTTTTGGGTAAGCGACATAAGGGCTACCAAGGTTATATACGCCATGCTCCGCGGGGTCAATATCAAGGGGATGCGCCCTTTGAAGCGTGAGATGTTCGAGGAAATACTGCGGCGCGTACTCGATTTGCGCAGGAAGCGCCCGGAGCTTACCATACGTGCGTGTTGCAGCATGGTGGTGGCCTCTCCCGCACCCAAATTCTACCTCACGCCGGGCAGTGCAAAGATTATGGTCTGTAAAGCGCGTAAGAAATGGATACAAGAAAAGTTGAGAAGATTGCGGCTATTATAATCGCGTTGTCCGTGACGGCATTGTCGTTCGTGCATGTTGGCGACTGGTCGGTGGTCGGTATCTGTTGTTCGTGTCCATTATCAAACCGGCTACTTTACCCATTCTTTCATGCAGGGTTCTTACATGCTGTCCTCAATGCGTGGTGCCTCTTGTCGGTTATTTTCATATATGATGTGTCGTATCTGCGTATGCTCTTTGCCTACGTGGTGGCGGTTACCATGCCTGTTGATACGCTCGGCACGTTTCTCTCTCTTGACAGCCCTACGGTAGGACTTTCGGGCGTGGTCTATGCGCTTTTCGGTACAATATCGTTTGAAGTGGCCCGTAAACGGTATTTCCAGCTTTGGATGCTGTTCTACATCGGTGTAGGCTTCATTTTCCCGAACACCAACGCATGGCTGCACCTGTATTGTTACCTCTGCGGTTTTCTCTTTGCACTGTTGAACAAACCTATAAACCGTAAGTCATGACAAGGGAGGAAGCAATACAGAGCATCATCAAGGAAAACGAGAGGCGTAATGCGGTCATCTACGCCAAGTTCGACCCTATAAGTGGCGAAGGCTCGATAGGAAAGAGGAAAAAGGTTGTCATCGACGATTTTCCTGTTTCTGTGCAGTGGCTTCCGGTGGAAATGCTACGTGTACCGCTCGTGAAACAGTTGGTGGAGTGCGGCTCTATACGCTCTTTCCTGACTGATAATTTAGGAGTTGAATATACGGATGAGGACAGACTGAAAGTCATTGAACAGTTTGTCCGCATACGCTGTCGCTATGACTTTGCTTTTTGGGCGGCTACTTTTGTATATATAAAGAATAAGGATGGAGGCGATGACGTGCTTTTTCGTCTTACCCGTCCGCAACGACGTTTTGTCAGCCGGCTTGAAGAACTGCGCAAGGCTGGTAAACCGATACGCATCGTCTTGCTCAAGGCTCGCCAATGGGGCGGCTCTACTACATCGCAGCTTTATATGGCTTGGTTGCAGCTCATTCACAAAGTCGGTTTGAACTCTCTCATCATTGCACATCAGGGTTCGGCTTCGGATGAAATCAAGGATATGTTCGACCGTATGATTAAGGCTTACCCCGTAGAAATGCTGCATAAGCTGGGTGAGGCTTACGATGCGAACGAGACTAAGTTGGTGGGCGTAGGAAAGTCGGGCAGCATTTACCGCGTGCCGCAGCGCAACTGCAAAATCAAAATCGGTACGGCCGAGCGTCCCGACGGTTGCCGTGGCGGTGATTATAGCCTTGTTCACCTTTCCGAGGTGGGCTTGTGGAAAGCCACCGAGGGAAAGAAGCCGGAGGACATCGTGCGTTCTGCCTGTTCGGGTGTCCTTTACAAACCTAATACGATGATTGTCTATGAGAGTACAGCAAACGGTACGGGTAACTTCTTCCAGCGTGAGTATGATGATGCGAAAAAATGGGTGGACGGGAAAAAGGTATCACAGTTCGAGGCAATGTTCATTTCTTGGTTTGACATTGAGAAATACTCGCTCCCGGTAGAAAACATCTTTGAGTTTGCAACCGCCTTGTACGATAACCGCAATAATGCAAATGTCAGTTCAAACCGTGAGGAAAGCGGGCAGTATCTTTGGTGGCTTTGGAAAATCGGCGCCACGCTGGAGGCTATCAACTGGTACATCTCGGAGCGTGCCAAATATAACGACCATGCTTCCATGGCTTCCGAATATCCCTCAGACGACGTGGAGGCGTTTGTGCATTCCGGCACAATAGTATTCGACAAGTACAAGGTGGATGCGTTCAGGGACTCGTGCAAAGAGCCGCGATACATCGGCGACGTGTATGCTGACGGTGATGAGGGAAAGAATGCACTGAAAAACCTGCGTTTTACCGAAGACAGGCAGGGCTTGTTATGGGTTTGGAATTTGCCGGAGATTGACGAAAACGAGAAAATCACCAACCGTTATCTGACTGTTGTCGATGTGGGCGGGCGTTCCTCTAAGGCGGACTGGTCCGTCATTGTCGTGTTCGACCGTCTTTTCATGATGGACGGCGGTAAGCCGGTTGTCGTGGCGCAGTGGTACGGACATTGCGATATTGACTTGCTGGCATGGAAAGCGGCGCAGATAGCGGCGTTCTACGATAACTCTCTACTTGTTATCGAGAGCAATACGCTCGAAACGCACGACAAGGAGCGCGACGTGGACGGCGACCAGTCGCAGTTCATCCTTAATCAGATTAAGGGTGTCTATCCCAACCTCTATGCACGGAAACAGTCGGAAGAGGACATCCTGCAAGGCCTGCCCACCAAATACGGCTTCCATACCAACGTGGCTACAAAGCCGATGGTCATATCCACGCTGGTAAAGGTCATCCGTGAGAATTTGTATGTGGAGCGCGATTCGCGTTGCCTGGACGAGTACCTTACCTATGAAAAGAAGCCAAACGGCGCATACGGCGCGATTGTCGGAAAGCACGACGACCTGCTTATGACACGTGCCATAGGGCTGCACATCTGTTTCTACGAAATGGAACTTCCCAAATTCGTGAAACGCACGAAACGTATGTTGGTGAAGAAGAAAAGAGCTGTTTCGGCAGCGACAATATAAAATAAAAACGGATTTGTTATGAACGTATTTCAGAAATTGAAGGCAAGCCTCCGGTTGCGTGAGGCGGTAAAGAAAGCCGAGGACGCACACTCAAAGACTGGTGAGCGTTATTATGTAATGCCCCTTTCGGGGAGCAAGGGAAAACTTATCATCATGGATAGGTTCAACTTCCGCAAGCTCAAACAGAAAGGGTATATCTCCTATGAGGCACACGTGAGCCACCTCGAAACGGAGTGCTTCTACTTCACGGCCTATCGTAATGGAACGTGCGGCATTGTACCTGAAGTGGAGAACTTGAAACGGCAGCAGTATTACAGCTGGTATGCCGGGTGCATCAGAAACCATAAAAAGAAGAAACACCATGAAGTACGCAGTCAAAAGTAAACAGAACTTGGACGGCGTTCAGACGCTGACTGGTGACCCGCTCGCCACTTATCAGGTCGTGGGTGGAGGTGCGACAAAGGTTAAACGCTTAAAGAAGCGCAAATAGCAAACAAGGCGGATTTCATCATTTGATGTCGTCCGCCTCGTTTTTATCCTATACTTTCGGCTTTTATTCTTCGCTCGTTTCCTCGTTCCCAAATGCTATCCTCCGTTTTCCCGAAGTTGGCTAATTGTTCAATTTCCTTTTTCCTGCGTTCTTCCCACGGCTCGAAATCGAGTATTTCTCTCACGAGCCACTGGTCCCAAACTCCTCTGAAACAAATGCCCCGGTCATCAAGGTACACATCTGCAATAATCTTTCCGCTCGTATTGTCCGGCTGATTGGGGTTTTCATTGATGTAGTCGTAAGTAATGTTGTGGTCTTTCAGCCATTTCTCCAACTTGTCCGTTTTCTTCCTCGTGGTGAAGATGATGATTGTCCAGCCTTTCTGTTTCAAAACGGACGTGCCGGTATCTGCGTTCGGTATCATCTGCCCGAATTCATCAGCACCTTGAAAGCCCTTGCTGTAATCGTGGATTACGCCGTCGAAGTCAATGCAAATTGTTTTTTTATCCATAACTTTATACTTATTTTTTTGATTTTGTACTGGTACAAAGGTAGTACACCCGTTTATGCCGACATTGCGTTATGCAGCATGTTTACGGCATTCATGTTCGCACCTTGCTGCACTTGCTGCATGAGCTGCGGCGACATGGCTTCCGGCATACCTCCGTTCTGTATTTGCTCTTTTTGCGACTTGATGCTTTGCAGTAGCTCGTCGGCAAATGGGAAGTCGCCGAACTCCAACAGTTGTTCCACGCTGATGGCCTGTGCTTGCCACAACTGCATCAGCCAGTCGTTGGCGAGCTGCCTGTATGCCGGGGTGGATGTGCTTTCGGTGATGGACAGGTCAAACTCCACATCGCGTATCTTCTTCGGGTCATACTCAATCTGTGCGCCGCTTTTTCCGGCAATGTTGAACACGCGCTTGGTGTCGTAGAACTGCTGCATGTTCTTCACGTCCTTGTATGCTCCGTCTATCGTGAACTGACTGAAACATTCCAGCATATCCAGCAAGGCCATGGTGGAGTTCTGCACCTGTTGGTTATACATGGCCGCGCTCTGACCGGAAAAGCCGGGCTTGCCTTGCAGTGCGCCGTTCACGCCGCTGATGTCCTCAAAGAATTTCAGTTGCAGGTTGAGCAGTTCCGTGATGCCGATGTTCGTGGAATTGTTGGCCACCTGCTGCGGTATCTGTCGGCTTTGCGATGGCTTGTACACGATAATGCCGTTGAACTCCGCCCAGCTCTCCGCAATGTCCTCCATGCTAACGCCGTCGGGAAGACAGTCCTCTGGCATGAGCAGCACGCCTTTGGCCGAAGCACGCATAATCCAGTCATAAAGGGTTATCAGGCGGTTGGTGTAGCGTTGCTGGTCTATCACGTCGGCCACGAACGAGTGTATCTCGCCGTCTATGAACGGGTATGCCTTGAACACGTAGGGGTGGCTTCCGTGTTCAAATGGCGTTTCGCCCTCTTTCAGGATGTCTCCGAAAGGGGAGAGGTAATAGAAGTACCAGTAATCATCCACAAACCAAGTGGCTTTTATCAGGGGAACTTCATCTTCCGGCATACCGGCTTCTTTGGCCATTTGCATACGCTCGCGGTTTACATTGGCCACCTGTTCCTCGTAGTCCGACACTTCTATCTTGAAGATGTCTCCGTTTTGGTAGTCGTGGCAACGGTAACGCGGCTTCTGTTCCTTTCTCCACACTTCGATTACCCTGCACCGCCCAGGCTCACTGGTCAGCAGGAAGTCGTAGTTTTCCAAACGGCTGTAACCGAAACGCTCGGCATAGCTGGCAATGTATTCCCTGCGTGCCGCCCACTTGTATATCTCCTTCAGCCGACGGTATTCCTGCGGCGTGTGGGCAAATTGTTCGCACAGCTGGCCAAAGCTCACGTCATGCACTTCTCCGAGGCACGTTACGTCCCAGCCTCGGAAATCACGCATATTGTTGTCGATAAAGAAATTGTTGGGCTGCACATAGTCCGTCCAGCAATCCTCCTTGCCGTTTCTCCATCCGTAACTCTTGCGGTGTACGATGAAGCCGCTTATCAGGAACTCTTCCATGCTTCGGGCATTGACTTCGTTCATGCGGTTAAGCTGCATGTTGCATTGCAGGATGGTTGACATGGTTTCGCCCAGTTTCTGCTCGTCCCTGTCGCGTGCCGTGCAGGTCGGCTCTTTCAGCTGGCTGCGGTACACGCCAAGCACGTTTCTCACGAGCCGACGGATGAGGTTGTTTTTCAGAGGCACGTTGCCTTGGGTCTTGATATAGTCCTCCTCGGTCATCTTCTTGCCGTCCACACATATCACGTCATCCCACTGGAAACCGTAAGTGTACCGTTTGTTGCGCTCCCGGTCATGCCGGAAATCGTCCATCTGGTTCCAGTAGTGCTGCGCTTCCATCAGCACGTCAAATGCCCTGCGGTCGCCGAAATGTTTTTCCGAGAACGCCACGGTGTCTATCTCAGTATCTCCGCGTTTTGGCGTGATGTGGCTCATCGGAAGCAGCTTATACTTTTGTTTTGTTGTGATGGGTTGCATATCAGTTCTGTTTTTTTATGACTATGCAAAAATAGCAAGCAGCTATATACAAAGAAGTTTAACTATTTACGGTCAATCATCAATAGCAAGCTTTGATGTTAATAAAATCAAAATTACAGATTGGCATTTATGCTACTTCGCTTATATTCAAATAACTTTTGTACCTTTGTATCGGTTAAACATTAAACATAAAAATATGATACATACAGTTTCAAATCCACAGATGACCTTGGAAGAAATAAGGTCTTTCAGGGAAAATTTTGCGAGGTGTGTATCTAAGGATATAACGCCAAGTAAAAAAGCCGAGGTCAAGGAACGGATGGCTCGCATGAAAAGCGTTTATAGTAAAATCATTCGGAACAATGGAGGAAAAAATCCTATCCTCGGATATTGAAATATCCATAGAAAGATTAAGTGAGGAGGACAGCGGTAAGTTGTCCTCTTTTTCTTGTGGTGTTGATGAACTGGACAAGTTCTTCCACAATGAGATTCTGATTTGTTCCAAATATCATTACTTTTCTTCATATTGTGCAAGAAATATTGGAAATAATGAAATTGTCGCAATCTTCACGTTGGCAAACGATGCGGTAATCCTTGACAATTCTGATGATAAAAATGACTTCATTGAGCAATCATCGTGTAAAATAAATGATGAATATATACCGATTTTCCAACATCAGACATCTTTTCCTGCTATTAATATTGGCCACTTGGGTGTCAGGAAAGACATACAGTCAAAAGGTATAGGTGAACAGATACTGGCTTTCATCTTAAATACATTTATCACATACGATGTGTCAGGTTGTCAGTTCATTACGGTGGATTCATTGAACAACCCAAGAACAAATATGTTTTATGCAAGAAACGGCTTCCTGTTTCAAACCAATACAGACATGTATAAGCCAACAAGAAGAATGTATCTTCCAATAGAATTGTACCGTAATAACGAAAATGAAGATGAGTGAATTTTCTCCACTCATCTTCATCTCATTGAACTATTTACTTATGCGTTGCATTTCTTCGACTGCTTCTTTCTTGATTTCTGTGATTTTGTCGTTTATTTTCTTTCTCTTGTCATCATCAGTCTCATCAGATAGCTTCTCGAATTGTTTTTTCAGCCGTCGGTCATACTTCTTGAACCTCCTGTATATCTTGTATTCAGGAGTTTGTATGAAGGCATCAAATTCTTCGGCTTTTTCAAAGACATTCTTCTTGTCATTTTTCAAACCGTTATATTCATGCCTTGCTTGTTCAAACTCATGCTGGTACCAGTCAAACTCGTTGTTCAGGCGGTAATTCCTGTTATAGCTGTTGTCCGTGTTGATGTATGACGTTGAAACAAACGGATAGTTCCGCATATTGTTCCGTTCGTCTTCATCGCCGCTTACCAGCGCCTGACCTGTGGTCCACAGTTGCTTAAAGAACTCGACGCGGCCTCCCAACAGACTTGTCGCCACGTGTTCCCATCTGCTCGGGTTCCAATCCCACCATCCTTTCTTGTAGTCGTTGCCGCCAGTAAGGTCGTTCAGCATTTTTGTTGTTCCTATCATCAGGCTTGACGTTCCTCGTCCTGCACGCTTCCATTCAGGGTCAAATTTATTGTAGTCATTCGCTCTTGTTATCTTATTACCGGCATAGTCCTTGTCAAACACGAATGCGTCTGTAATTGAGCCGGTCGCCATTGAACCTAAAATATTCCTTGCTACATTAGCACCAATAGGCTCATCAGGTGATAAGAGCGCATTGCCGGTTATCGGGTTCAGCGGTATTGTCTGCGTCAGTTGTGAAAACAGCTCTACACCTACATTGTCATGCTTCATGTGCCCCGTCATTGCCGCATACGCTATTTCTCCAAGGCCATACCATGGCCTTAATTCCTGCGGCAGGTCTATCTTTGCATATTCATGCCGGCCCATTCTTAATACTATGTTATTACGGCGGACGAACGGGTTGATGTTGAAATAGTCATTTTCCGTTTCCTTATCGTCGTCATCATCGCCGCCTCCCCATATAAGGCTGTTTACAAGGCCTACTATCACGCCAAGCGCAATCAAGCCGCCGTCTATGGCCAGCATACGCTTCGGGTATTTCATCAGCAACTTGTTGTGTTGCATGAAGCCTTGTATTGCAGGATTCAGGAACATGAATACCGCACGTGCCGCATTGTTCCCCATTGCCCCGCTTCCCTTACGGTTGAAGTTCACGCTGGCTTCTTTTGCATCTGCTATCGACTGCAACACGCTCATTCCGCTCTCCCTGCTTGCCATATAAGCGGCGAAACGGCATACGTTTTCAATTCCCCTGTTTGCAAACTCAACGGCATCTCCTACAGCTTGCCAGCCGTTACGGAATTTTTCTTTCGCCGTGTCTTTGTTCAGTGTCCTGCGTATCTGCTTCTCGTAATCGTCAATGCTCCACATCTGGCTGTAGCCTGTTTCACCTCCGTTCTCCATGAACTCCTTAAAATATCTGTCCCTTTTGTCGTTTAGGTCAAGAGTACCGTTGTTGTAGCGGTGGTACAGAGCGTATATGCCACGCATTTTACCTGCTTTCGCACCTTTCACGTCAACAATGCTCAGGTTGTCTTTTACGAACTTGTCAAACATCCTTGTGTATTTAAGTCCGTATTTTACGAAACCTACCATGTTAGAGCTTAATATGTCTCGTTTCAGGTTGCTCAACAGGAAGTTTGGGCGCAATGAGGTTACGTTCTTGGATACAAATCGGTTCAATTTGTGGATATGGTCAAGCAGCCATCCTCTTTCTGTTTCAGGATTAAGTATTCCGTTGATGGATTGTGCGGCTTTCGGATTGCCATTTATCCATACCACATATTCTTGGCCGTTGCGTTTCACGCGCACGCCGTGTTCGTTTTCAGCACGCTTACCTACAATCCTGATAGGTAACGATACGCCTTTGCGCATACGTCTTACCTCACCGTTCTTTTCGCGTTCTTTCATGTTCTCCTCGAACTGTTCCACGACTTCTCGTGCTTCCTTTGCTGTCATTCCGTCCCTGATAGGAGGTTCTTGTACCGGTATCCATCCGCCCATGCCGTCATCTTCATACCACTGGTTGCCTATCGTCAGCAAATCGTTGTCCGCGTTAAGCGCAAGGTTCAACAGCTTTTGCTTTACCAAGTTGCGGTTGCCGCTTACAATTGAGCTGTGGGCCATGTTCATCATCGTGGCTATAAGGTTCGTGGCGCGGCTTGTACGTCCCTTTGCGTGTTTCATCACCTGCTCAATGGGGATGTCGCTCTCAGTTATGTAATCGTACACATCGTTGGCTGTTTCTTTCTCAAAACCTCTAAGCGGTACATAATAATCGAACATATCCTTGGTACTTTCGTATGTCTGCTTGCTTATCAGACCACTTTCGTATGATTTCTTCAACGAGTATGCGTTTATCTTATGTATCTTGTCCCAAAGTTCATCAAGCTCTTGTTGCTGTACGGTCTGTTCCATATCCGCAACGTATTGCTTGGCCAAGTCTTCCAGCTCCGCGTTGGTATATCCGGCCTCTCCTTCGGGGTCGAATATCTCTGTCAGGCCTGAATAGTCGCGCTCACGGTTCTTTTGGTAGTCTTTCGATACGCTATTCTCTGCTTCTTTCACGGCCTTTTCATGTGCATCTTCGGCTTTTTTAATACTCTTGTCATATTCTTTTTTCGCATCGTTTATCAACTGGTCATGCTTAACGCCGTCAATCTCGCCGTCCTGCAAACGTTGGTCGGCACGTTTAATGGCTCTGTCCATTGCGCTTTTTGCTTCACGCTCTTCTTTTGCCAGTTCATCATCTGCCTTTTTTATCCTTTCATCGCGCATCTGCTCGGCATCTCGCATGGCGAACTTGTCGTTCCTTTCAAGACCGTGTTTGCAGTTGAGGTATATTTCAACATCGTCTTGCGTAAGTTTTCCGTCCCTGAACATCTTTTTGCCGTCAACGACTTTTGCCAACGATTTTGACAATGGGTCAATATAGTTCTTTTTCAATTTGTCCCATTGTGCCTTGTCAACGCTTGTCTTGTGCAAGGCGTTCAATAATACATTCTCAAAGTCGTCCAACTTCCGGCCCATCGCCTTTTGCAATGCGTCCTGCAATACCCTTACGCTTCGGAGATAGTCATACCAGCCTTCCGAAAAACGATGCCAGAATGTGTTTGCAACACCTTTCTCGTATATTGCGCTTGCATCGTCTTCGTTGTCACGGAATAAGTCTTCCCCGCTGTCCGTATTTTTGCTGGCTTCTGCCGCATTGCTTGTCGCGGTTTCAGCCGGTGCATAGTTGCCTACTTTCAGTTCGTTCTGCTTGGCCACGTCTTCGGCTTCTCCCAAGATACTGCGGTATCTTCCCGGCTCGGCAAGGTTCTCGTAGCTCCGCCAAAGGATGTAGCGCAGCTCGTTGTCCGATAAGGTTACGCCTGAAAAGTTCTCAAAGCCTATCTTGTGCAGCATTCGCAGGAACAGTTCTTTTATCTTCTGCCACCAGCTTGCATCGGTATTATCGAAGTTGGTGTTTTCTGCCAACGATGCAAGGTATTCCTCGGTGGCCGCTTTTCGATAATCACCATTTCTTCGCTTCGTATTAGCTTCAGTTACAGCTTCCGCTCTGGCAAACACACCACCTCCTTTTCGTTTCGTACGTTCTTCTATGTCTGCTTGGTAAAGTCGCTCCTCTATTTGAGCGATACGCTCCTGTATTCCTTTTTCTGCATTTTGGAACACGTTATCAAGGAACGTATCGAAGTGTTCGCCAAACAGTTGTCGCAGTCCGTAATGTGCCACGGCTTCATGCAGCAGCGTCTGTTCCACATCGTACACGCTTGCATGGTTCGGTATTACAATCGTTATTCTGCCAGTTCCTCGCGAATAGAAACCCTTGGCCTTTGCACGTCTGCCTTGCAGCGTACTTGCATCGGTAACGATGTCCACATTGTCAAGATGCAGCGTCTCTGCCAACTTCTGCACGGCATTCATCATGCGCTGACGTTCACGCTCGGCAAATGCCCTGCGCTGTGCCGCTGTACGGGTGGACTTGCCCAATAACTTGGACACAGGGTCGTTCGCTACGGACAAGTCATCATCCGACAATGCGCCGTTGCCGTCACGCAAATTTTCTTTCTCAACGCTTGGATTTTCAAAGTTTCTTACTATATTTGCAGCAGATATAAGCTCTTGGTTATCTGAGGTTACCGCTTTGAGGGCGGAGTGATGCAGATAATTGAGAGCTTTTCCTTTGTTTATGTAAGTGGCAAAACCTCTCTTAATCCAATCAATAATATTACTTTCTCCTTTGCCAAATACCGATGTAACTATATTGAAGTCCACATCATGCCCTTCTCCCAAGGTAAGCGTGACAAGGAAATTCCCTTGCTCTGTTTTTAATTCAGTCAAGATAGAACGATTGCCGTCCTTACCATAATTCTTAAACACTGCTATCGGCTCGGCAACTGCCTGTGGCAAATCGTGCAGCTCGTCAAGAGTGAAGCCGTGCTTACGCATCTTCTTCATTACCTTGTTGCCGTACAGCTTCATCGGCTTGTCCTCCACGCCTGCCGCACGAAGTATGTCCGATGGCCTGCCCAATGACAATACCACTTTATCGGCATTGGCTTCCGTCAGGCCGTTCAATTTTTCATTGAACCGCTCATTGACCTTTTTCAGCCCTTCATCACCGTTCCTATACAGCACATTGCCCTCATCAGACTCTTCCTTCACCTTCACGCCCAGTTTCGACAACTCCCTTACTACACGTTCAATATTTTCTTCCGGAATGTCCGCACGCAACTTTCCACGGTAGGGATAGAAGTTGCTGCCATTAACGGCACGGAGCAATGCCTTGTTTTCGTAGTAAACGGCACCGTCTTTCTTTGTCTTTGGTACGGTAAGATAGTACACTTTCGCCCAGCTGCTGCCTGTAATCTCCACTTTGCCGTCATGACTGGTAACAGGCATATAATCCTTTATCTGTTTCAAGCGGCTGACGATTGGCGCACCGCTTGTTTTCAACATTGACCTGTTCCACTTGTCGGGCATCAATATGCCGTCATGCACGTTCCCGTCAATGTCGGTGTAACTGATAAGCTGACCAGGGAAACCTCCTCTTTCGTCTTGGGTGTCGGCGATAGCTTGCAGGATGTTCCCTGTCATGATGTAGCCGGTCTTGCGTGTACCTGTCGGTATTTGGCCATCCCAGTTTTCAAGCGTGGTGGAACGTGCGGCATCCCAATTGTCATTGGTCGCCTTGTAGATGCTTCGCAGTGCCGCTATATCGGATAGTTTGACTTCAACGCGTCTGCGTCCGTCAAGGGTCGCGAACACGGCAAGCGTGGTCGAGGCGGTTATCTTGCTGTCTTTTGCTTTGTAGCCGCAGAATATGGCAGGAGTGGAAAAATCGAACACCATGCTTTCAAGATTGTCAGGCATGAGGTACGACTTCCCGACTTCAAACATGTGCAGACGCTGTTTCAACATATCGCTGTTCGTATTGAGGCGCACAATGTTGTCGTTGTGTTTGGTTTCCACATTCTCATTGGTCTCTCTCACGTAATCTGCAATGGCGGCTTGCTTCTCTTCTGCGGAACGTTTCTGCTGGCGGTTTATTTTCTCGGTCTGCTTGGCAATATCTTCCTGCGCCCTTACCTTTGACCGCTCATAACGGGCTTCCTCGGCGGCAATTCTTGCCTCGTCCTCCTTTTCAATGGTGGAAATGACTTGGCGTATATAATCCTCCGGACGTTTCCCTTTATTGACCTGTTTGATAGTCTTGCGTATCTCGTCTGCTTTCATTGGCTTGCGCAACACGTCCATTTCAACCTGCTCAACGTATGAGTTTTGTGCAAAGGGATTGGCACCGGTCGGGTCTATTCCTTCAGATGATACACGTTTCTCCAAAGTCTTGGCACGGAGCGGCATGACGGTAATCTTCAAATCATTGTTCCCCGTGTCGTTCAAGTACTTGATGAGTTCATTATACCGCCTTACCACATCATCATAAAATTCTTCCTGCTCTTGGGTGGTCAGTAGAGCAACATAACCGGTAATCTTACGTGCGTCATCCTCTTGCGGCTTATACTCATCAAGCTCGCCGGTTTGCACACGTCCACCGTTTTCACCGCCTTTTTTCAACGGGCTACCCATCTTTTCGTAGATGTCAGGATTATCACGTAGGTATTCCACCACGACTTGGCTCCCGTATTTGTTCAGAAGGTCGGGAGCTTCCACTTCGTTGCTTTCGCTGTCCTGTGAGGTGGTCGTGTTAGCGTTCAGTGATTTCAGTTTTGTGGACAGCATCATCAGAAAGCGGTTCTCTGCAGGAACCGGCAAACCGAGGTTGATATAATATCCCCTGTGTACCTGTCCTGTTCGGTCAATGCGGCCAATCATCTGCATGTAGTCATTGATGTCGCTGAGTGGCTGGGCAATAATCATCGTCCGCTGACGCTGGTCGCTGAATTTCTCTGATGCGTGTAGGCTGATACCGGTTGATGCGGATTTATTTAGGATAAGCACGTCAAGCTCGCCGTTATTGAACTCGCGCTGCATCCTCTTTTTATCTTTGTCTGTCCTGCGTTTTACAATTACACGACCTTCGTTGTCACGCTCCACGTACAAGTTGCGTCCGGTCAGTTCACCGACTTTATACCCCATATCGTGCAACCGTTCGATAATGGCATCAAGCGGACTGATGAAAATGTCGCTGGTACTCTCCCGGATGAAGTCCTGCAATTCATAATAGGCTTTCTCTCCGGCTGGACCTAACTGCTTAGGAGAGTAACGCGCATGCTGTTCTTTTCCATTCTCATCCTTGACAGTGTATTGCATCACAGTATCAAGTCCTCTCAAAAGACTTGCACTGAAGGTAGGCTCTGATATGACTTCTCCTGCGGAATAGTCCTTGATGCTGCTTTCCATCGTGCTTTCCAGCGCAATAACCGGGTGCCTGCCTGCCTTTATTTCAGCATCCACTTCGTTGGCTATGGCATCCACCTTAAGGGCAAGCATGAGTTGCTTGGTGTAGTTGTAGGTCTTGCTTGCAAACGGAACGTTCTCAACACCCAATTTATCCGTACCCCTCTTAATACCTGCACTCTCTGCCATCACCGCAAGCTCCTTATCCATTGCGTCAACCATCGGCTTGACATAATCCTCCTGAAATTTGATAATGGCGTTGAATGCGGCAATCGTACGGTCGTAGTTCTCTCTTGCTCGTCTGACGGTTTCAGGGTCGTTTATGGCTTTCCAATCGGTCACGACATCGCTCATGTCACGCTCTCTGCGCACCATCTGCCCGGCATTGGTAAGTTCACGGCTCATAATCTCCTGCAAGGTAACGCCGCCTTTCTCGATGATGCTTATCAGTTTGTCCGGTTCTACCTTTGCTTGGCTCATGGCCGTCCGTATGGCATACAGGGGCATGGTGTCAGGACGCTTGGCGAACGTCGCACTGGCAAACGTGGCCGCTTTTGCACTGCGGAGAATGCTTTGCAAGTATGCGCCAGTATTGCTCGAACCAGCTGCGGTGTGACTCTCGTCAAGGAACAGGTAGTTGTCCTCGGCAATGGAACGTAAGAAGGTAGCTTTGGGAGTAGCTTTCCCGTCCTTTGCACTCTTGCTTTTCTTGGAACGGGTCTTGTTCTTCTTGGCGGCTTCCTCCATTTCCTTTTGGCTCACCTCGTCGCCAGTATTCACTTGCGAATAGGTCAGTACGGCGTAGTCGCATTCATCAGGGAGTTTGCCTGTGGCCAATACTTTTTTCATCTTGGCATCAGACAATCCTTTGTACACGACCTTTCCGTTGGCATCCACCATTTCACCCTTGTTTTCCTTGGCGGACGGGGAATTGAAAATGAAAGGAACAAGGTCACCGCTGCCTATATCTACCAAATCACGGTAAATATCGGAAAACAGGTCTGCTTTCTGAGTGATGAAGATAGGTTTCTCGCCCTGTCTCACCGCCCAGCGGATAAGTGCGGCCATCTGACGGCCTTTTCCTACACCGGTTTGGTCGCCGATGATAAGTGCCTGCCCTTGCTTCATCTGGTAAATGGCCATTGCCACGCTATCAATCTGTTCTGCGGCAAGTGCCTGATGAAGCTCATCTGTCGTGTCATAACCGAGTTCCTTTCTTACAAACTCGTCTATGTTGCCATGTTTCTTTTCTATCTGAGAAAGGGTACGGTCCATCGCCTCTACCATAGCGGCAGGGGCGACGCTTTGCAGGCTGAATGCCGTGTTATGAGGCCTGTATGGTAGTTTTTCTTCGGAGAGACCGCGTTTCTTCGGTTGTTCTGCTGTTCTTTGAGGTTCTAATCCCACTCGCTCCGTGGAAACTCCCACTCTTTCCACTCGCTGAACGTCAGGCTCTGATACTCTTCGGCTTCCTCCTTCGGTATTTCCACCAGCTCCTCGCCGGGCTTCACCATTTCCAGTATCCGTTCTATGTTCTCTTCGTAGAACCACCTCGCCCTGCTCCTGAGTTCCTTCCACGGAAGTTCTTCCTCCAGGTCTGCCTGTATCATCCTTTCGAGATTGTTCAGTATGTCGCTTTCCGTCAGCGTTCCGGGATGGTTGGTCAGCGACAGATACGAGTTGCCCTTGCTGGCTACGTAAAATTTCTGTTCCATTTGTCTTTTCATTTGAGTTGATTACTTCATCAATGATGTCATAAAGTGTTTCAAAGCTGTCTGCCTTACGGATGGCCTTGCTTTGTACAGGCGGATATACGGCACTCTGCGCGCGTTCCTCATCACTCCTGCGCCCGTCTATCAGTATCATCCGGGTGGGATATGTCGTGCCCTGCTTGGCATACAGGCTTCCGTCCATGTCCACCACGCCTTTCACGTTGTAGTGGTCATAGAGGTAAGTGAAAAACGGCTTCATGCTTTTCAATCCGCCATTGCTTCCATACTCCATATTTCCACCGATTATGATAGCCGCCTTGCCGTCGTCTTTCATGCTGGCAAGAGCGTTCAAGGTAATCTGTGGGTCAAGACCGGGTATCAGCTTGCCGTCGTAGTTTACAGCCTCACGTTTACCGAAAGGAGGATTGGCTATCACCACGTCATATTGTTTGCCACCCTCAAACGGCTCAACTGCATCCTGCTGCGTAACTTCTGCAAAGCCTTGCTCGCGAAGATTTCCCAAGCGTGTTTCATCAAGCTCGTTGGCGTGTACCTGATTGGCTGGTACGGCAAAAACAAGCATACCGTTACCGGCTGTCGGCTCCAATACCTTACCGTCTTTCTTGCCGCTCATTGCAAAATGCGCCGCGTTCCATGCCATTGGCAATGGGGTGGAGTATTGCTGCATCTTGATACGGTTGCTGCTGCGTGCGGCGATGGTAGGTTGCATATCGTACAGCTTACAGATGAGGTCATACGACTCTCTGCTGTCTCGTCCGTGCTTGTTGACAACCTCACGTGCTGCCCTTACCAGTCCGTCCTCAACAAGCTCTTGCAGCAATATGTCTGTTCTGCCGTCATTATCAACCTCCATGCGCAAACCTGCTGCACGTTTGCGCAAATCAAGTATGTTCCTGTACGGCTTTGTTCCGCTGTCAAGGGCGGAAAGCATATCCGCCTTTACTGCATCAGCAAATTTACGGTTTATTTCTGTATTCTCAGCATTAAGGACCGCAGTATTTTTACTTTTATCATTTGGACTTTCAGTCACAGTTTCCTCTTGCTGGCCGCTGAAAAGGTCTGCAATTTTCAGCTCATTCTGTTTCTTAGGTCGCTCTTTTCTCCTTTGTTCGTTACGTCGTTCAATCAGTTTATCTTTGGCTTCATCGGCTTGCCTGTCCGCTTCCTGTTCCTGCACTACCATTTCAGCGGTAGCCAAAGCGTCCGAATGGCCTTTGTCGAAGTTTGCCACGTCAAACGTGCGCACTTCTTCATACGGGGTCATTTCATTGGCAAGGCCGGATTCCTGTACTTCGGGCAAATCCCTTGCTCCATTATAGAATGCTTTTAAGTAGGGACGGATGTCATCACCCAAGCTGTCAATCATGACTTTGGCATAATCTGCAAATTTTTTAATGCCACGGTCAATGTAGCCGGCTGTCAGTTCCATTCCAATGGCGAGAATTTCAGGGTCTACACCCATGTTCATCTGACCGAGTATCTTTTGTTTCAGTCGTTTTTTCAATTCTTCCATTCGCTCGTCGCTGACAAGCCCGAACTGCCCGGAATTCTTAGGCTTTTTTTCCTGCGCAGTGTTGTCTGACTGTTTGTTCGTTGCTTTTTCGGTCAGACCGGGGCGGCCCATAACAAAATGGTCACTCAACTTGGCTTCTCCGTTTTCGTTGATAGCCTGCATTAGCCCCTCAACGTCCACCTGACGCATCACCGGCTCACTGTTCTGCTGCATATCGGCCAAAGACAACGGTTTGTTGTCGTCCAACTTCTCGCCGCTTGGGTCAAGAACAGCTTCGGCAAACTTCCGTCCGGCTTCTTCCGTATCAAAGATGAAGCCGCCTTTACCGTATGAGGAATAGTAGCCGCCAAAGTCCTTGACGCGCTTCTTCAACGACAAGAACTGCTCACGCGGCATTTGTTCCGTAAACTTCACGGCATAGATGTACGTGTCTTTCTTCTTGTGGTAGCGTTGTTCTACGGTGTATCGGTCATCTGTCTGCCCCTGTTGCTCCTGCGGCTGCTCATTGCTTTCTTCCTCTGCTTGCGACGATTGCATTTCCTGCATCAGTCGGCGGCGTTCTGCATACAGTTCGTTGCTTTCACTGATAAGGCGTGCTTCTTCAAAAAGGTCGCTGTGCCTGTGGGCTTCATCCGCCTGTTTCTTCAGGTCGGCCATTTGAGCGTCTATCTCGGCTATCCTGTCAGCCGGACTGACGGCCTTTGTCGCATCAACGTTCACACTCTTATACTCCGCAAACGGTTTGGTCTTTCGGTGACTGCTGTCAATCCATTTCTCGAAGTCCTCCAAATTCGTGGAAGTCATGACGATTTTGCGGTTATTTGCCCAGTCTTCGCTGTAATTAGAGAGATATGCGTTACGTGCATCGTCCTCATCGTTGAAGCCGAGCATTACTTTGTGTTCGTCAAACGTGCCGTCCTCGTTGTACTGGTCAACTACATACACCCTGCGTCCATTCCAGCCGTCGATGTCGTCAGTCAGGAAAACGTCGATATGGTCTCCGTCCACGCCCTCCGTACCACGGATGTAACCGTAGGTGTTGTGCATGGTCGTTTCCCATGAATTCCCGTTTTGGTCTGTGCCACGGCGCACGCTGCCTTTCGGGTTTTCAACCGTTATGTCGAACTGCCCGATGCGCACATGGCCTTTCTTATAGTTCCCGGCCTCTTTCTGTGCTTCGGTCGGGTTCTGATTGGTTTCTGCCTCTGCCTGCGCAATTTTTTCGCCTAAACCGCTGCTAATACGGGATTTTTCCGTATCTTTGCCATTGGAAACAATGCTGTCTCCGTGAGGCTTAGACGCTGCGGTTTGAAGGACAGTTTTGTTTTGAGAAGATGTAGAGGTACTCATGCGGGAGGAAGTCTGTGTGCCGCGTTGCTCAGCTTTCTGCGATACCTCAACAGTTTCGGCAGACTGTTTGGTCGTAGCATGGCGGCTATACACTTCGTTACTCAGTGAAAGGCTCTTGCTTTGGTGTGAAGCGCTGCCGGACTGTTCGCCGCTTAATGGACTCTTACCGGTGGAAACACTTGCAGATGCGGCATCTGTAGTAGAGGATACATTTTCCGCGCCCCTCTCCCAAAGCAAAGGCCTTTTACTTAATCCATTTACAGTTTCATATCCTGATGTCTTCAGTCCATAAAACTTGCCATTATCCGAATTTATTAGTATGGTAACAGCTCTTTTACCAATACGTTTACGCCCATTCTCAATGGAAAATATCAATGCTCCGTCATACCCTAACCGTACATGGTCAAAATGATTCATAACATCAAGAACAAAATGTAGGGTTTCCTCTACTGTACTTACTCCCAATTCTTTCCCATGTCCATTAAGCACATGGAGAATCATACTCGGTGTAAGACGGAATGGTGCTTTACTATATCCAATTTCATCAAAAACTTTTTGCGGAATATCCACAAGGTCAATGTTCCCGTCTGCGTCTTGATAGAATGGCTCACCATTTCCTGACCGTTTGGAACTTAGCGTGTATTCTTCTTGCTTTGGCGAACTATCTCTTTCAAGTTGGCTATCGTTTCTTCCCTCAATTTGTCCTTGTTTGCCTGATATTTCAGTTCTTCGATTACCGTTGGACGTTTCTGTTCCGTCCTCAATTCGTCCTCCTGCCTGAGAACTTCCTGGGCTTCCTTGTCCCCGCGGTTGGCCTGTTGTACCACTGCCAGCCAGTACATTATTTCTCCGTTGTCCATTGTATATAAAGTTTCCGTTTAACAATAATTCCTCACTGAGGCCGCTTAAAGTCTCGTTGATGGCCTCCACGAGTGTACGCGGCGTATTGTCCGGCTCCTCAAAAAGCGTAGCCTCCTGTGTGCCCTGCACAAGGTCGTAGATATGGTTGAAAGTGTTCTGTATGAACGTCTGCGTCTGACCCTTGTACATCGTGGCAAGCAATAATGCAAAGTTACTGTATCTTTCCGAAGGAAGATAACTTTCACCTGTCACATCGTCCAATGCGTATTGTCTTTTCCATGCTTCCACCGCCATTGCCGCCTCTTTGTAGTTCTTGGCGTTAGCAAAGTCGGGCATCTGCGACAAGGCATAGTATGCGCTGATAGAGTTCTGTAACTCTGTATTGAGCCGTTCTCTATTCGGACTGTCATAGTCCCTGTACGCCGTAGCCAGTATCGCTTTCTGCGCCTTTGCAGGCAATGCGCCGAACATTTCCTCCAAATGGGTGTTTCCATTTTGGAAAATACTCTGATACATTATGCCTTTAAGGTCATTCTTGGCCTCGCCGGTAAGATTGCCTTTGCTGTCGAACGCGCTACGGTACTGCGTCGGGGTGATGTAATTCTTTGCTTGCATCCATTTCAACACGTCCATGCCGTTGCGGTCTACCAATTCGGAGAAAGTCATCTCCTCATCAGGAGAGGCAAGCAAGCGTCCGGCAAAGCTTCTCATGTCATCGCCCATTTTCTGCACGATGTTTTTCGGCTTGATGCGCTCCGTGCCGCCGCTCTCCGTATCGCTCGCTACGAATTGTCCCAATGTGATAGCGTCCTCGTCGGGTACATCGAGCATATTCACCAGTACAGGTTGCTGCATGGCTTCCACATCTTCGGGTGCCAGCCCGAAGTCTGCCGCATGGGCTGCAAGGTATTGCTTGTACTTTGCAGCCTGTTCGGGCTGGCCTGCCCACATCTCACGAAGTGCTGCGCTTCGGTTGTTGCCCTGTATCACCTCGCCGCGTGTGTTCACCGTCGGTGCGCCTGTGTATGCGGTTACCGATGATGTGATTTCTTCCGGGCGGATGTTGGCGGCAATCCTACGTGCCGACATCACGCTTGCATCATCGTTGCGCTCCTTTGGCTGTGCTTCGTCGATGAAGTGGAATGGGTTTCTCCGTCCGTTTATATGGCTCGGCTGCAACTGACTTGCTTCTATCAGGGCCACGTGGCCGGTGGGGATGTTCTTGTCGTCAAACTTCACCTGAACCTCCCTGCCTTGTCTCGCCGGTACGGATGGCTGGCGGTCCACTTTCTCACCGTTTACGCGGCGGTAGCCTCTTGCACGCGCATCCTGCGGAGTGTCGTCTACAAAGTCGGGCACACCGTTCAATGCTTCCCTGCGTATGCGCTCGGCTTCCTCACGTGCTGCGCGTTCCTGTTCCTCCTGTTCGCGGCGCAACCGTGCGGCTTCCGCTGCCTGACGTGATTGTTCTGCCATAGCTGCCTGCCGTCTGCGTTGTGAGGTTTGTGCAATCCTCTGCCACAAGGCAAGATTGGCTTTCGCCTGTTCTACGGCATTCTTACGTTCACGCTCGGCTGCAATCTTCTCGGCAATGGTCGTGCCTCCTTTTGGTTTTGTTTTCTCTACTTTTTTCAGCTCGGCTTCCTTGTCGGCCACCATGCTGTCAGCCACGCTCTGTGCCATAGACTCGTCGCCCTCTGCCTGTTCAACGATAGCGTCCCAAGCCGTATCCGGGTCTGCCTGTTCGTAAACGGGTTGCCCCTGTTCGTCTTTGGGTATGCGTTCCATTGCACTTTGCCCGGGCTGTTCTGTCTGTACCGGCTGCTCTTGTGCGTTGCTCTGCTCGTTGCTCGGCTGCTGAACCTGTGGCATGGTAACATAAGGCAAGTATTTTCCCCTGTTTTCGGCCACTGTTTCTGCAATCTCTTCATCGGTTGCCGAACTGTCGAGCCATGAGTTTTCACCTGTGGAATATCCAAGTGCAATTAGATAATCCCTATCAGTTAGCTTACCGTTGATGTAGTCTGCTGTCGCTTGCGCAGGTGTGGCTAATGCTTCTGCAACTTCTTCTGGGTGTTCTCTGTAATAGCTTTCAACACGGGAGCTGTCGGCCTTCAAAAGGTCGTCCACGGTTGCATTATTTATTGCATCTTGGTTGACGGTGGCGATATTCTCCTGATGAGAATTTTCTGCGGAATTTCCGCCGTTTTCCGTGAGATTTCCGCCGTTTTGCAGAGAATTTTCAGCGGCATTGGCATTCAGGTTGTTCAATTCTTCGGCGGTGAAAAGGTTTACTTTCCGTCCGTTTATCGGGTTTTCCGTGTTAACCTCATATTGACCGTCCTCATTTACATCTGCCGTAATGCTTCCGCGAATTTCGTTCCCGTTCTCGTCCAACAGGGTGACTTCATCGTTCAGGCTGTATGTCGGCTGTTCTTGCACCTGTGGCTGCTGCATGGCTTCGCGCTGCTGCTCAACCTGTGCTACTCGCGCACGGTTCGTAGCGTCCACCATTGCCTGAATGTCCTCCTTGCGCATGGGTACAACGGTCTGTCCGCCGTCGGAGCTTACGTTCACCGTGCCGTCTCCGTTGTCCACAAGGCCGTCTTTATTAGGGACTACTTGTATCTGTGCCGCCTGTCCGCTTTCGTCCGTCACGGTATAGGTGTCGCCGGGATAGAACGGAACAACACCGTCAATGCGGTTGGCTTCCTGCTGTCCATACTGCTGCCGTATCGCTTCCGCCGCAGTTTGTTTCTCCGTTTCAGGGTCAACAGGCTGTTCAATGTTGAATATGGCATCAGGCGATACCATTTCCATTTCATTTGTGTCCTCGTGGAGGATGAGTATGCTGTTCCCTGACTTTTCGCGGTCAACGCCCGTACCGTCCGGCAACATGACAAGATTTCCACTGAGAATATATGCGCGGCGGTCGTTACCGTCCGTATCCTGCACTTTCAGAGTTGCGCCCTGTATCATCCCTGTTTCATGATTTGTGCGCTCATTCACCATTTTGTTGCTCTGTTCGATACGGCCGTCTATGTCGTCACGCACGCGCTGTATCATCCCATCGAATTTTGCCTTTGCGTTGATGTAGTCCAGTACAGGCTGGATTTCATCATTCCTTTCAAGCCGCTGCAATTCACCGATGAAGTTTACAGGGTCTCCGATGGTCTCATCAACCTGTCCGGCATCAACACCGAACATGGCGGCCATCTGATTCTGACGGAGTTCATACAGGTTTTTGGTGTCCTGCAGCCCTGTCGTCTCATCTTCGGAATAACCCTCGTCATACGATTGAGCCACATCCACATTGAGGGGATTCAAGGACTGTTCCTCGTTCTCTTCCACAGAACCGCCACCGAGTTTGTCAAACGAATATTGCAGGGCTTTGGTTGAAAGCTGCGCTGTTCCTGAGGTGTATGCACCGGCCATGGCACCGCCGATGAATGATTCCACATACTCTTTGGCCTTTGCCTTTGAGAAGTCTGTCAAATCCGCATCAGGATTTTCTTTTTTCATTTCCTCCCATTGCGCACGTAACCCGTAATCCTCATTCCCGTCAACAATGTCAAGCGTCTCTCCGAGAATGTCATTACCTGCATTTCCTATAATCTCTTCCGCGCCTTCTCCCAAAGCATCCTTACCGATACCTTTCAAACGTCCGTATATGCGTTTTGCAAGAGTCTCGGTAGCCTTGCCTGTAATATCGTTCGTTATCTTTTCTGACGCATTCTTTGATGCGCCGCGCAATATTTTTCCTCCGCCGACATATTTGAATATTGGATCTGAATATTTTTCCACGGCCTGCTCTATTGCAGCCGAGCCGACGGCTTGCGCTGCACGTTTCCACTCCGGTATGTCAGGATTAGCAAGAGTGTTTTCCCTGTAATTGCTTCCGGCCATTGATATGGCGTTGAGCGTCATGGTGTATGGATTGAACGCAGACAGAGTCATCGGCAGCGACTCGCCTGTAGTTGCTATGCCTTTCTGCAGGAATCCTCCTATTTCACCGTCCCAGAGCATGTCAAGGAATCCTTTACGCCCGCTGTGCGGCTGTGCTTCCTCGCTCATCCTGTCGGCTGTTCCATGCAAATAGGATGATGCTGTTGTCAACGGGTCGTTCTTGTCCGACAGAGCTTCTTCATAACTCCGTGTCCTTGTATATCCTGCCGGACTTGACGGGTCTTCAACAATCATCCCGCTTGTAAGCGATTGCATGGTGTCAAGCAAACCGGCTCCAACACGCATAAAACCCGCACCGAGACTTTTCTTCACGGTCTCCCACAGAGTCGGGTCGTGCTGCATTTTTGCTTCCTCTTCACGCTTGCGTTGTTCTTCTTCACGCTTTTCCTTGTCAATCCGGTTCTGTTCTCGGTCAGCTTCAAGGCGGTTTATGTATTCGTTGCCGGTTTCAGTAATGTATACCGGCTTGAACTTTCCGCTTTCATTGTCATATCTTTTACCGGTTTCCACCACATTCGGATTCTCACCAAACTGCATGGGATTTGTGTCCGTACCGACATTGTTTCTGTTTATACGCAACGGATTCCTTGCCAGCTCTTGTGAATATCTAATCTTATTGGATGCCTGCCGTGTGCTTGTTTTCACGTCATGGCGTAAGCCTGCCGCCCAATCAGCCATGTCCTCCCGCTCCGTATCGGTCATTTTGTCTGACCGGTCATATTCATCTATAACCTGCTGCGCGGCCTTACCTGCTGTTTGTTTGCTTTCAGATTGACCATATCCAAGTGAGCGGTCGAAATCCTGCTCACTACCCAAATCATAACTTCCGGAAATAGCCTTGTATAAGTTACGTCTGTTGTTTGCATCTTTAAGAGAGTTCCTGAAGTCCTGCTCACTGCCTAAGTCATAATCGCCTTTCAGTGCGTCATACAAGTTCTTTATGTTGTCCTGTGCCATATTGTTTTCTTTAATTCTTAACTCCCAAATCCTGCTATTTTCTTTTTCCCTGAATTGCCGCTGCCAAAGCCGTTAATCTGCTTCTTGCCATTGGAACTCTGGTTCTTCAGCCAGCCTTGGCGTTGCTTCCATACCATTTGGATAAAGTCATCGTCATCGTCCATGTACTGGTTCGTAAATATCGGGTTATCGTAGTAATCTGTACCAGTCTTTACTTTCCGATACCTGTTGTTCCAATCCCTGTACTGTTTCTTTTGCTCGTCCGTAAGGCTCATCCAGTAGTCGTAGGCTTCCTGCATATCTTTGCTCTTGCTTCCGCCTGAACCGCCACGGTCATAATAACGTGCGCGGGAGTTCGATGCACCGGCGGACGCATTGGAAGCTTCTGCGGCTGCCTTGTTGCGTTTAATAATGCTTTCTTCGAGCTGCGGCGCATACCTCGCTTCCACTTCTGCTTTCTTCGCTTCGTATTCAGCCTTTGTAATCTGATTGTTCCTGAGCTGTTTGTTCAGGTCGTGCATCTCTTGGTCGCGTTGCTCCTTGGCTTCTGCGCGCTTGTCCGCCGCAGCGTCGCGTTGCTGCTTTATCTTGTCAATGCCGAGCTGACGTTCCCACTCACGCTCACTCCTGTTATAGGTATCGTCTGCCTGACGGGCACGCATCAGTCCGTTGATGTACGCCGTCATGTTGGCGTTGCGGACTGCTGCGAGTTTGTCCCAGCGGTCTTTTACCCTTTGTGAAGCCGTGTTGCGCCCTGAATACATATTCGGGGCGTACTGCGTGGTAAAATACAGGTTGGATAGGGCGGATATTCCGTCGCCAATGGCTGCGAATATCTGCTCTCTGCGTTGCTTTTTCCTTTCTTTCTCCAGCTCTTCCTGTGTGGGTGGCTTGTATGGATAGAGCTGCCTGAACATTTCTTCATAGCTCAATCTCTTGGGTTGCTGCGGCTGCTTTGGAATCGCCCCATCCGGCACGTGCAATTCTTCTTTCGGTATCAATGCAGATATTGAAGCCGCCTTGATTCCGTCTCGCTTTGTGGATTTGTCCTGCGCTGTGGTGTCTGTTTGGGGCTTCTGCGCAGTAGCGTTATTTTGGGCTTGCCCTCCCTGCTGCGGCGTTGCCGCCGCCCCTTGCATGCCGGGAGCGAAACCTGGCGGCGTGTGCGGCGAGACAGGCTTGTTGCCGCCGCCCAATATGTTCTCAAGTGTCGTTGCCATAAGAATCAGGTTTTATAGTGGTATTTCCTTTCCTCCGATTTTGACAGTGCCGAAATCCATCGAGCCGGCAGCACTGCCCAATGCGCCTGTTGCCCCTGCAATGGCCTGTGCCTTGCCCGATTCGAGGTTCTGCAACTGGTTTTGCAGGTCTGCGTCCCTTTGCAGGTACTGTTGTTCGATTTGGTCTTTCCGCTGCTCTCCGTTCACGGCAATCTGCGCCGTAGCGTCCGCCAATGCCTGATTGTTGGCCGCTTTCGCCGCAGCCGTACTCTCGTCCGTGCCGCCCATGACAGCCTGCGTGCCCGCTGCCTGACGGTTGCGGTTCTTGATGCTCTCCTCGGTCATGGTCAGTATGCGCTGCGCGTCAGCCCGCTGTGTCGCATCCTCGTTGTAACGGCGGTCATACCAGTCTTGGTTTTTCTGTATCTGTTGCTCTACGTTCTGTTTCGCTTTCTTCATCGCCTTTGAGGCGGAAATGCCGCCGAAGATACTGCCGACGGCTCCTAATGCACTGCCTATTAGTCCCATATCTGTTAAAACTTATCTTTATGCGGCGAAGTTAAACCGTTATCTTTGCACCCGTGGTTTAACTTTTTACGCACGTGTTATCCACATTGAAAGTGTTCAGTAAGTAACTATTCAAAACTATTTTAGTATGGCAAGACAGAAAAATGACGGCCGTGGACGGCTTGGTGGCAGACAGAAAGGCACACCCAATAAATCCACATCATCTTTGCGTGAGATAATCTCAGAACAATGGCGAAACTATCAGGAGAGCGGGCAGTTCAAAAAAGACCTTGATTCACTCGACCCGCAAACTCGGGCGGTGGTCATGGAACGGTATGCGCAGTACATAGCACCCAAAATGAAGTCCGTTGACATGGACGCGACCATTACGACCCGCATCACCATCGAGGATAAGCTGCGCCAACTTGCAGGCGAGGACTGATTATCTACTTTTAGACGATAATTATTCACTTAACACATACAGCAATGGAATACAACAGTGTGATTACAATTATTGGACAGGGAGCAAATGCGTGGGTAAGCGCAAAGAACTTTTCACTTAACCAGCTGCGCACATTGGCAAGAGAAGCGGCACGTAAGGATGCAATGCTGACAGTCGAATGCTGGAACGGTATCTTTACCGACAACGAACTTAAATTGCTCGCACAGGAGGGAGGAAAGAACATTACGATTGTAGGGTAGCATACACGGATTTCTTTTTCATTTTGTACTCATAATCAGGGGCGGTGTCCGTTCATTCAGGCATCGCCTTTTTCATGGGCAAGAAAACACTATTTCTTTCCCATTTATGCCTATTTCTTCCGAAGAAATGAAAAAACAGGGTAAAAATGGGGTGTTTTTGGCCTAAAAATGGGGCAAAATTCCTTCGGATTTCTTCCGAAGAAAAAGGCATTTCTTCCGAAGTTATTGCTATTTCTTCCGAAGGAATGCGTATTTCTTCCGAAGAAATGGGCTTTTCTTCGGAATTTATCCCACAAATAAAAGAAAAGAAATATATAAGTATATATATTTCATAC